GCTGCATTACACCAGCAGAAGTTTGAGGATGGTATGGATAACATGCGCCGTTTACTTCTTGACTTACCTTTATATGTTAGATCTTCTGTTGTAGCAGGCAGGTACTTCAATAAACAGACTGGCACTAATTAATGGCTGATAACCTACGTACCTTTGCTGCATCTTGTTTAGGTGGCTTGGTGCTTAACCAAGATCCGCTTACTCAGGGTGGTCAGTTACCTGGCTCAGCACTACGTCTGATTAACTATGAGCCTGCCTTGAATGGTGGGTACAGACGTATCTCAGGATATGCCAACACATACGGTGAAGTACCAGGTGAAGCTAATACTCCTGTATTAGGTGTACATGTATCTGCTGACATTAATGATGGTATCTTTGCAGCACGTAAGCCTGACTCAGGTAACAATTATCTACATAAGTGGAACGACACTACGGAAGCTTGGGATGCTGTCACTAGCGCAGGTTCTCCTACTATGGTTGGCGTATCTAAGGTACGCTTTGAAAGCTTTAACTGGGGTGCAGCTAAGTTTGCTATGGCTGATGGTATTAACCCTGCCGCTACTTGGGATGGTACTACATATGTTCAGCTTAACACGGGTCAAGCGCCCAGCGCACCTAGTCTAGTTGCAGCATTTAACAATCATTTATTTCTAGCTGGTGATCCTTCTGAGCCTTACAACCTGTACTTTAGCGCTCCAGTAGATGAGAATGACTGGACTCCCGCTGGTGGTGCTGGTGTTATTAACGTAGGCTTTGAGGTTACTCAGCTTAAGACTTTCCGTAATGAGATGTACATCTTTGGGCGCAATAACATTAAGCGCTTAGTAGGTAACAACATTGCTGACTTCGTACTACAAACAGTTACCTCTAACCTTGGCTGTGTTGCCCCTGACAGTGTAGCAGAGTTTAATGGTGAGATACTCTTTCTAGCACCTGATGGTATACGTCCTGTAACTGGTACTGATCGCATTGGTGATATTGAATTAGCTACGCTGTCTAAGCCTATTCAGTCTATCTTTGAGGATTACACAGCTAACGAAGACCTTGCTACAATGACTACTGTAGTACTAAAAAAGAAGTCACAGTTTCGTTTGTTCTTTACTAACCAAGACTCTCTGGGCATCATTGGTGCTATCAGGCGTAGTGGGCAGGGTGGAGCAGGGTTTGAGTTTAGTCAGTTAGTAGGTGTATCAGTCAACTGCGCCCATAGTGGCTATATTGGTGATGAAGAGTTTGTGATACATGGAGATAGTGTCGGCTATGTCTTTCGACAAGAAGTAGGTAATGACTTTGATGGTAGAGACATCTTTAGTTTATTCCAGACGCCTTTCTACTACATGGACGATCCTGCAGTACGTAAGTCCTTCTACGACATAGATACATACATGCGCTCAGAGGGTGAAGTAACGGTTAACATGGCTGTTGATTATGACTACAGTAATCCTTCCGTAACTATTGGGCCTGACTATCAGTTGTCTACACGAGGTGCTGCAGCATACTATGATAAAGCTACTTACGATACTACAGACATTTACGATGGTAACCCTTCACCCGTAGAGAGTACGACTATATCAGGCTCAGCTAAGTCCATCTCAGTTCGCTACGTTGCAAACGATACAAAACCTAGTCATACTATCCAGGCTATCACACTAACATACGGCCTTGGTGACAGGCGCTAAGAGAGGAATAAAACATGTCAGGCTATACACGCCAATCTGTTGCAGACATTGTACCTACCGCTGTAGTACGTGCAGCGCCTATCAACGCAGAGTACAACAAACTACGTGATGCTTTTGCACACAGCACTACGGGAACTACAGGCCATAAGCATGACGGTACATCTGATGAGGGTTCATACGTACCTCTGATTGCTGACCTAGATGCTAAGAATAAGATTATTGTAAGCCAAGTAGATAATCGCTTTGGTGTATTTGTTGAAGTATCTAACACATCTACTGAGCAACTACGCTTCCAAGACGGTCTTGTTGTACCAGTAGTAGATAACGATATTGACTTAGGTACATCCTTACTAGAGTACAAGAACCTGTACGTAGATGGTACAGCCTTTATTGATACAGTAAGCATTGGCGATAACGACTACACCACTATTACAGATAATGAGTATAATGTATCTGCTGGTAACTTACTGTTTGACGTAGCTGGTAACATTAACTTAGATGCTGATGGTGGTGATGTAGCACTTAAGGATGGCGGTACTACTTATGCTACCTTGACAAGCAACTCAGGTAACCTTACACTTAAGAGTGGAACAACTACTGCTGTAACATTCACTGGTGCTAACGCTGACTTTGCTGGTACTCTGGATGTAACAGGTGCTGCTAAGTTTGACAATAACGCTACTATAGATGGCAACACTATCATTGGTGATGCTAACACTAAGACTGTAGCTATCAACGCTAAGATTAGTACAGCACTTATTCCTACAGCAGACAGTTCGTTTGACTTAGGTAGCGCATCAGCTTACTGGAAAGATAGCTACTTAGATAGTGTAACCACTACAGGTAACGTCACTATCGGTGGTGACTTGACAGTTAACGGTGGTGCAGACTTTACTAACACTACACTAAACAACGTAACTGATCCGTCTACTGCACAACAGGCTGCAACAAAGAATTATGTGGACACAGCTATTAACAACCTCATTGGTGGCGCTCCTGCTACGCTAGACACCCTTGATGAGATTGCTGCAGCTATCAATGATGATAACAATGTTTATACTACTTTAACAAATGTTATCGCAACTAAGTTACCTTTAGCAGGTGGAACCATGACTGGTGCTATTGCTATGGGTGGCAGCAAGATTACAGGTGCTGGTGCGCCAACTACAGGTTCTGACCTCACTAATAAAACGTATGTAGATAGCATTCTAGGTTCAGCAACTGCAGCAGCAGATAGTGCAGCAGACGCACAGAAGCTTGCTATTAACCCAGAAGACTCACAGTACACACTCTCTGACAACACAACAGTAGGTTTCTCTGCTTTACATTACTCAGAGAAAGCAGCAGAGACATATACTAACTTGGTGACTCTTGCTGGTGTTGTAGGCGCTACTGTAGGTGACTACGGGTTTATCAACAACTCACCGACTTCCACGGCAGATTACGGAGCATTATAAATGTCAACTCAAATACAACGCCGTAGAGGCACAACATCAGAACATTCTACCTTTACAGGTGCAGCTGGTGAAATAACTATTGATTCAACAAAGAACACTGTTGTTGTACATGATGGGTCTACACAGGGAGGTATTCCTCTTGCTAAGGAATCAGCTTTAGCTGCCACAGTAGGCGCTTTAACAGATGTAACCATTACTTCTATAGGTGCAGGAGAGATACTTAAATACAGTGGCTCTGAGTGGGTAAACAACACTCTAGCAGAAGCAGGTATTCAGCCTTTTGATGCAACTATCGTAGTAGATGCTGACATTGGCTCTTCAATACAGGCTTACGATGCTAACCTTACAGGCTTTGTTACAGCACTGACACTTCCCACATCAGACGGTACAACAGGACAGTTCCTCAAAACAGATGGTGCAGGTAACGTAACCTTCGCTAGTATCCCTACCATCAACACACTGAATGACATTGGTAACGTAACTATTTCGTCTGCTGCTGCTGGTCAGTTTTTGAAGTGGAGTGGTTCAGCTTGGGTAAATGCTACAGTAGAAGCGTTTGACACACAGACACACACAACTACTGCAACTTCTCAAGTGTCTATTGCAGAATATGCTAAAGCAACGTATGATGGTGTTAAAGCTGTTATCACTGCAGATGATGGAACTAACCGTAGCATTACCGAAATACTTATTACACATAATGGTACAACAGCTATCGCCACAGAATATGCACAACTAAACACTGCAGCAGCACTAGCCACCTTTGATGTAGACATCTCAGGTGCAGATATTCGTATCTTGGTTACTCCTGCTGCAACAACAAGCACAGCGTTTACAGTTAAAGCTATTACTCTGTAAGATATACTGACAAGGGGAAAGGTGAACCATGTCAAACAATAAAGACTTCAAAGTAAAGAACGGTATTCTACCCACGTCCTATCAAGAGGGCTTGGGTACAGTTGTGTCTGCTGTAGAGGGTTACTCCCTTTCTGGCGTTAGTTATGATAGTAAGAGCTATAACTTGGAGTTACAAGATTCTGATCCTTTCGGGGTATCTCTTAAGTCTAATGGTACTAAGTTGTATATGCTAGGTAGACAGAATAGTTCTGTATTTCAGTACACCCTCAGCACTGCATATGATGTTTCTACTATCTCTTATGACAGCGTGAGTTTTAGTTTTTCTGCTCAAACAACATCGGCATACGACTTTTATTTTAATCCTGATGGTACTAAGTTATTTGTACTTGGTGGTACATCTGTCTACCAGTACACCTTAAGCACTGCATGGGATATTTCTACGGCTAGTTATGCTTCCAAGAGTTTTAGTGTAGGGACACAGGAGGCTACTCCTTATGCTGTATCCTTAAGTTCTACAGGAAATAAGTTATATATAATTGGTGCTGGTAAAAATGTATACCAGTACACATTATCTACTGCCTTCGATGTATCAACAGCATCTTATGATAGCATAAACTTTAGTGTTTCCTCAGAGCTTAATCTTGTCGTAGCTTTAACTTTTGATGCCGATGGAAGTAGGATGTTTGTGGGCGGAAATAATGGACTTTTGTTTAGGTATAACTTAACGTCTAACTATAATATATCTACTGCAAGTTATTCTGGCGTTTCAGCAGACCTGTCATCACAAGTAACAGGCACTATATATAGCGCATACTTTGGCAACAGTGGTCAAAAGTTATATGCTGTGAATAGTTCAAATAATAAGTTTGTTTTCCAATACTCCACATCCTTAGCCACCAACA